ATTAGAAACAATTCCCTCATTTATAATATCTTCTATAGCTGTGTCACATTCTGCTTGTTGTGAAATATCACGGTATCTCCGAATTAATTCAACATCAGATCGTTCTCTACCATCTGTATCTAAAATTTGACCGAAAAATCCACCGCCAGCGACATCAATAGCGCCGTCATCAGGAGTGGGGGTTGTAAATGATTGACCCCCAGACTCCTTAGTACGTTGTATTGTAAAGCCAAAAAGCTCTGCCATAATAACTCCCTACTACTATTGTTGTTCTATTTAGTAGGACTAAAAATTAACGCCAGAAGCTTCAAAGTGTTGATATCTCCAAGTTACCTCAAAAGTTTCAATTGCGTCAGCAGTATCATTTGAAAGTTCAATAGCACCAATTGAAGTTGGCCATGCACTTCTAAAAATATAACTCTTTAGAACTGTATCATCACGATCCAATTGTTCTACAGTCAAATCAGACTGATAATCTGCTGGTGCAATAACACCTGTATTATTTGCAAGATCATTGATACCATTAGACCACAATTCCATAGCATTACGAATCATAAAGTCCGTATCATTCATAAAAGTTGTTGTCCAAGCATCATCGAATGTTCTATCTCCAGCAATGTAAATACTCCTGCCCCTAAATGGAACAGCAATTTCACCTAAAGTTTGAGAAGGAAGATTTGATGCAGTTACCAGAAAAGAAGTTCTACGAACATCCAATCCAATAGCAATACCAGGCGGAGGCGTAACTGTTACTCTATACTGATTTGCACGAGCACCACCACCAATTAAATTAGCTTTAAAATCGTCTATATTAGCCATGATTAACCTCCTACCTCACTAAAGGCGACACCAGTTCGTACCGCAATAAAGTTAAGAGTAATAAAATTGATCGACCTAGCAGGTTTAATGTAAATATCTCCAATAAACTCATTTCGATCTATAACTTCACCAGTATTGTTTGTACCATCACAGACCACCTTAAACTCAAAAATACCTCGGCGGCCTTGTACATCTCTCAAGAAAGGTTCAACCATATTCCTAAATTGTGCCCTTGTGAATTCATCATTGAATTCAAACAACATATATTTAGCAGCAGTTGCGATTGCTTTTTCAAGAACCAAGAATAACCGTCTTACGTTAATACGGTCAAAAGCACTTGGTTTAGATAGAGCAGTCTTATCACCAAATAGAATTACACCTTGGCCTGGGAAATTAACAACAGGATTAATTCGTTTCCGATATAATTGATCTCTTTCTGATTTCTTTGGATTATAAGCAAGTTTAATTGCACCTCTTACGTGGCCACGATTATAACCAGCAGGAGAGAACCAAGGATCTGCAACAGCATCCGTATGAGCACAAAGACCAGCAGTATCTCCATTCAAAGGTATATACCGATATACATCATTATACTTATCATACATATATTTGTATCCACTATCGTATACCGCATATGATGAAGATGGTAGTGTATCAAATCCAGCAATCACATTTGATGTTTGTGTAAGAGAACTTAAAACTCCTACTACTGCACCTTTGTATGGAGAAATACAGGCAATACAATCTTTACGTTTTTCAGCAATTTCTTGAAGCATAGTACCATGTAAATCCATTCCAGCAGTAGAATTAGTAACACCCGAACTTGGGCCAGCTAAAAGAAAGTTGATATCATGTAATTCATCATCTTCAAAATGAAGGTATCCATCTTTAAGTTCTCCAGCAGTTACCGAATAATCATCTGTTCCCCCTGTTAAACTAACAACTGTTGCGGTTGTTACATCAGTATATGTAGATGTAGTATCCGTACCCCAATTAGTACCAGCAGCAATATGATCACCCCAATAAACATATGCTGATTGTCTAAAAAATACATCTGGATAATATATTGATTCCCCTTGAGGATTTTTTGCTTTTGGATTTTTTGAAAGTTTTTCATATCTTTCAATTATTGATTGTGTTCGTTTTCCAGCAGTATTATAATCAGAACCAGTGATATCTCCAGTTGTATCATATACAACTACGTGTATTTCATCATTAGTACCTCTTCCGTTATCTGTATTCCATTGAGAAGTGCCCGGAGCACCGTCAAATAAATCATAAAATGCCCAACGTCTACGAATGTAAGAATTATCAGCAACAGCAACTTTTAAACCAGAACCGTTTGGATCATCTTTAAGACGAACCGTTAACACATTAGTACTTGTATTGATAGCTGTTACTTCGTACTCATTACCTTCATCACCAGAAAGATGTGTTACAGAAGAACTTGTGTCTGTAGATGAGAATAAAATTAAATCACCTACATTAAATGCGTAACCAGAGGCATCAGCATTATCGACTGTTATTGATGTATCACCAATAGCAACATCTGATTGGTTAACTAAATTGTTTGTACTTAAATCTTGTTCATATACAGTTGAAGAAGGACAGACTTGAATACCTATTGAATTACCCCAAGTTCCAGCACTTCTAGCATACCAATCATTTGATGTTACCTGACCATCTCCCGATTCGGCCCAATAATCATCAAGATATATTGTATTATTTTTAATCAGAACACCACTTGATTCTCCAGCATTGAGAAAACCTGATGTTGGACGTACCACTTTTAATTGATCTGAATATTGTAAAAAACTTGCAGCAGTAAACCACCACTCAAAATTACTTGAGTTAGGCTTACCAAAAGTTTGTACCAATTCTTCTTCACTACCAATCGTTGTTACTTCATCTACAGGGCCCCTTTCACAGGGCATTGCAATAGCACCAATTGTGGTAGCTACAGAAGGAACAACATTAGTAAAGTCAATTTCCTTGACATGAACGCCAGGAGAAACTAAAAAGCTCATATTCGTACTCCTTTATTTTATTATTTTAAATATTTATAAAAAATCAAATTGCAAAAACTTATTTTTATATGTGTTATATCATATAAATAAATGCATGGGAAATCCACATTACGATAAATATAAAGACACAATAAAAAAGGTAGCAAGAAGAAATTATAGAAAAAGAATCGTTCTTCTTAACGAGTTTTTAGCTGATAAACATTGTAAACATTGTGGAGAGGCAGAAACAGTATGTCTTAAATTCTATCCTCACAACTCTGAGATACGTAAACTAACCAAAAGGGTTGGAATTAATAATGAAAGTAGAAAAGAAATCTTTTATCTTATGGAAGAATCTATAATAGTTTGTTCAAATTGTTGGATTAAATTGGATAATGATTTAATTGAGTTTATTTAATATTACCAATTGGTACTATGATCCCGTACTATTGGACTCCATTTAGTACCATATTCATCTACCATTTCACCTATATTTTCTTCTTCTAAACCAGTAACAACAAAACCAAAAGGAGCCATATCCTGTTCCAATGAATCTTGCTGTTCTCTCATCATTGTTGCACGTATATCTACATCTGTTAATTCTTTAAAATATTGTTGATCAGATGCCCATGCAAATAAGAATAAACAAGCAACAAGATCATCTGTACAACCATCATCAGCTTCAAAAGAACTACCTTTAACAATAAAAGTAGATAATTCATTGATAATATCATAATCTTCTACGATAATCTTATTATCTTCTACTAATTGTTTAAGATTAGAACAACCAGTTTTCTTTACTGCTTTAGTTGTACGAACTCCTAATTGAGCTCGTCCACCAGAGAAACCACCTCCCATAACTTGTCCAGCTCGTCCTCGCATAGATGCCATAACTAAATTATCATACTCTAAATCAAATTGCATTGTATTTGCAACTTGTTCTCCTATATCATTCACTTCAATCATTACAAACGCTTGATTATATGCTCGAGCAACATCATATATTTTTTGTGGAAAAAGTAGAGGTTTTATCTCATTATCTCTATATTTTGCAGCAATTTTATATGGTATTTCTGTTACATCAACTACAATAAATGCAGAATAATCATTTGAGGTTCCTCTAGAAACATCAGCAGTTAACATATAGGTATGATCTTCTTTTGGTTTTATATGAACATCTAACCCTGCATTAGACTGTAATGGTTCACGATATGCAAGTGTTTTTAGTTTTGCTGGTATAATAAGTGTATCAATAGAACCAAGAAATTCACACTCAAATTCTGTATTAAACTGTGATTCAGAGGTATTCTTTATTGTTTCCTCTTTCCACTTTGAATCTCGGCCAGGAACTTCACTCCAATGAACCTCTATAGGTATATAAGAATTTCTTTCCTGTTCTGCATCTACCCACAATTTATAGAACATATTCATACCATGTGGTGTGGATACGATCATTACTTTAGTTGTCTTACCAGAAGAGATTGTAGGATATACTGAACTAAAGAATTGTTCTGCTACATTTGCAGGGACATACGCAAATTCGTCTAGGAAAATAATATTATAAGAACCACCACGAACGGCACTAGCACTGGTAGAAGATGCCAAAATTTTAGACCCATTTTCAAGTTCTAAACTTCCTTTGTTCCAAGACATTACTCCTTGTTGTAACCATTTAGGTAAATGTTCATATGCTAGTTGCAATCGTCCTAATAAATCCCTTGCAGTTGCAGCTTTGTTTGCAAGTATTGCTACATTCACAGTTGGGTTGAATAAAACATAATGAAGCAAATAAGCAATAATGGTAGTACTCTTTCCCGACTGACGAGGTAATTTGCAA